GTGATGTTGTATCAGTAAAAGATGATGCAAATGACATTACATTCTGGTTATCATTACAAGATAATAACAGAAATGTTACTATACCTAATACAGATTGGTGGCAAGAAGTAACAGGATATATTGATAGAGGTGATACTTCATTTTATGAAGAATATGTAGATAGAACTAGGTTAGGTGAAGGTCCTACTAATCCTGCTTTAAGTCCTACTCATATAAAAATTGATAATCCTTATGCAAGTGATGGTGTATTTTGGCTTAAACCTAATGGAGTAGCAGAAGCATTCCCTTGTTATTGTAAGTTTGATAAGTATGGTGCATGGGCATTGGTATGGTCAAACTTAAGAGGATTTAGAAATAGACCTACTACAGGTATAACTTATAATAGTGCTACTAATGGTACAGCCCCATTATGGAATATACCAAGTGGAATAGGTTTAGTAGATGAAAATGGTAATCCTCTTATCAATGGAAACAAAGAACTTTGGGAAGTATATACACCTCTAAATCTTTGGAATAAATTAATGGGTGACAAAAAAGGTAAATTGCAATACGAGTGGAGACATAACTATGGGTCTAAAATTGATAAAATGCTTGTATGTGATATTGACCCATTTAATAGTAGTGACTTATACAGATTGAACATATCTAATGCAAAAACAGGTACACAAGCAGGTTTATGGAGTTATCATAGAGGTAGAAGATTTTCTACATATGATAGTGATAATAATGGTGGAGTGCATAATTGTGCATCATACTATTCTAACACACCTTGGTGGTATGGTTACTGTTGGTCAGGGTCTATTAATGGTGGTGGAGAAAATAATGGACACTCATATTATAATGGTGCATATTGGTACTCATCTTGTAGACACTGGGGAGTTTCTTCAGGTCATGGAGCAGGTAATGGATGGTTGTATATCCAGTTCACATAAATATTAATATAACTTAAACCCGAAAGGTCAAAAATGATTAAATTATCAGTAGCGTACACAAATCAACTGTACCCTATTTTAAGAAAATACAAAGAGCATATCAATGATATCTACTTTAGCGATGGTGAGTTTGACTCAGCTAGAGGTAGTACATCATTCGATGAAGGTGAACACTTATCTATTGAAGAGTTAAAAGAAATTAAATCGTTAGGTATAAAGCTTAACTATGTTCTTAACTCTCCTTACTTACCAAATAGGTTGTTAAACAAACACAAAGATATTACAGAACATTTACTTTCTCTTAAAGAAGAAGGATTAGTAGATATTATCACTGTTAATAATCTTATTTTAGCAAATAATAAGCATTTTATGAAAACTTTAAATGAGAACTTTGAAGTTAAAAATAGTGTTAATAATCATATTAATAGTGCTTTAAAAACTAAAGAAATTTGTGAAAGATTTCCTACAATTGATAATATTATTGTAGATAGAAGTGTTAACAGAAATCCGGAACTAATCAAAGAAATGGCAGACATTTGTCACTCATACGGCAAAAAAATAACTGTTCTTATTAACGAAGGTTGTTTATATAACTGTATTTTTAAAAGAGATTGTGACTTAACATTTAGTAGTCAAGATAGTGTTGGTAGTGAAGATAATGGTATTTTCAACTGTTATAAAGAAAACTTCAAAAAACATAACGACAGATACCTTAAGTCTCCTTGGATGACTGCTGAGGGTGTTGAAATGTTAGAAGGTGTCGTTGACATATTTAAGATTAGTGGTAGATATGACCCACCAGATGAAATAGAAAAAAGAATTAGATATTACTTATACAATGACAGAGATGTTATGTTAAGACATATACTTGATAAAGTTTTAAATGAAAAATATGATGAAATTTATAACTTAAGTATGATGGAATTATCAGTTTGGGGTATGTCAAGAACATTAACTAATTGTAAAAATGATTGTATGAATTGTGATAAGTGTGATGTGTTCTTAGAAAAATATAAGGAAGATAAAAATGACTGATTTAAACGAAAACCCGTTTTTAACTGCTATTATTAGACAAAAACAAGAAATCGAATTATTAAGAAATGAGTATGATGTGGCAGAAGATAGATTTGACCACATATTCACTATTAAAAAATTCAAATTAGATAATCAAATTCTTAGTTATATGGCTATGCCATTTGACTATGAACCTGAACTTGAGAAAAAAGAAATTGAAGCTAATGAATTGGATATTGTTAAACTTGGATTAATTACTAATGAACAAGTATACATTCTTAATGACTTAGATGTACAAGACCCTGGTCAGACTGTTATGTACGATGAAGAAACAGGTGAAGTATGGGAAATCAGAATAAAAGTTGAGTGTTTAATAGATGGTTCATATTTTGATGAAAATAAAAAAACTTGGATTTTACCTAAAGGTACTAAAGAAGCTAAGTTTCATATTTACCCAATAAAAAACCAAAAAGAGCATTTCGACTTTTCTGAGTTTCACGAGTTTTAATCAAGTCTATGGAAAAAATGACTAACTACATGATGTTAAACGACGAAGAAGGTCAAATAAAACTATACTTAGAAAAAGAACCACAAGATATTAAAGCAAACATTATTCAAGATTATTGGGAGCAAGTAATTAGAGTTAAACTTATCACTAAAGAAGGTGCTAAGAAATGGTTAACTCACTACATTTGTTTTAAAACTAAGGATTGATATGAAATTATCAATTCCTTATGTTAGAGGTATATCTAAAATAATTAAAGAATATAAAAATAACATTTATGATGTTTATTTTACAGATGATGTACTTCAATCTGCTAGACCCAGAACTACACATAACACTGAATATATGAACTTATATAAAGAAATGGAAGAAATAAGAGTACAAGGTGTTAAAAGAACTTTTCTTCTTAACTCTATAATGATTAATGACCCATCACTAAAAGATTTAAGAAGTGACCCAGTTAGAAAAACAGTTAATCATTTAGCAAGAATTAAGGATAAATATGATATAATAACTGTAAACAACTTAATGTATCTGTACGACCCTGATTTTATAGAAGTTACTCAAGGTAAAAAATTAAAAAATTCAGTTAATAATAAAATTGACAGTTTATATAAACTGGAAGAATGTTTTAAAATTACCGATTGGGATGCTATTAATATAGATAGAAGAATCAACAGAAACAATAAACTTATTAATCAAATGTGCAAAGCCGTTAGAGATAAGGGTGCAGTTTCATATGTATTAGTAAATGAAGGTTGTCATTGGGACTGTATATTTAAAGAATATTGTGATATTTCTATGACAGACCGTAACCAAATGACATCATTTAGTTGTTTAGAACACTATAATATAGGTAAACCTGAAAGTTACCTTAAGACTCCATTATTATTTCATGATAATGTTCAACATATAGATGCAGATGTATTTAAAATAAGTGGTAGATTCAATCCTGTCGATATTATAGAAAAAAGAATAAGACATTACTTGTATGGTGAAAATATTACTTTAGGTGAATTAATTGATAAACCTTTTGAAGAAGGTGACCCAGTTGAGCATATGGACTATAAAACATTAAATAAATATAGTATGACAGAATACTTATACGATTGTAAAAATAACTGTTTAAATTGTAGTAAGTGTGACAATATAAGGAATATTTTATGATACCATTAACTAGAAAATTTTATAACTCTATAGTTTATCACAGGAAAGCAATTAACAGGTCAATGCCTATACTAACTAGTGATTTTAATACTATCTCATTTATATACCACAAAGCGTCTGGTGTTGTTGAAAGTTTATCTTCAACACCACTATCACTAAGTGCAGATAATCAATTTTTATATGAAGCCGTTAATCTTACAGAATTTACACCAGAAACAAAAGAACTAATAAGAAACTACAAACATACATTTGGTAAGAGTCAACTTATATGGGACAGTGAAAAGAAAGAGTTTGATGTGTTAACATTAAACTACAATGTAAGAAAGTATACAAGATTTATAGAAGAAATTAATTTGTATGATGTAGACTATGATAATGAATTTATTATAGATTTTAGTGTTACTAATCTTAAAGGAGAGGAAATTGATTTATCAAATTTTAGTGAAGTTTCACTAAAAAATATGGGTGATAAAGATAAAAAGAATGATATGTCAATAAATAACATAAGCGGAAAGGAAACAATCCAGCTACCAAAAGAAAATGACCAATGGTTTAGAGTAACTATAAATGACTTTAACGAGGAAAATGTAGTTAGAGTAAAAATTAAACATATTGAACATCAAACTTTATGGCTTACGGCCTTTATAGCTCTTAGAGCAAACAAATAACGAAAGGAATTATATGGTTTTTGATATTAATGTTACAAGTAGATGTAATCTTGCTTGTACTTATTGTTCAGAAGGTAATGAGTGTGGGTTGAGTTCAATTCAATCTGCTAACACGCAAGTCGATGTATTTGACTTATATAAATTTATAGACAAGTTTCCAGAGGAAGAAACATTTGAATTATTCTTCTGGGGTGGTGAACCAATGCTAAATTGGGCTTACTGTAAAGAGGTAATTGACCATTATATAGATGATAAAAGATTTGGTTTTTATTTTTATACTAACGGTATGTACATAGATAGATACTGGGATGATATTTTAGAATTACACAAAAAAACAAAATACCAAAATCATGGTGGAAAAGGTAGATTACACTTCCAAATTTCTTACGATGGTGACCCTATTAATGAGATTGAAAGAATTGATAAAAAAGGTAAAACTGTTTCTTGGAAAGTTAAAGAAAACTATGAAAAATTAAGACAGGAAGGTATATCAACTTCTCTTAAGTCTGTTATTGTTGCAAGAAGTTTTAAACACATTTATGAAGCATATTTAGATGTATCTGCTATCAACTTTAACTATTCTCCTACACCAGATTCATTTTCACAAATGACAGAAGAAGAGTTTCAACCATTCTTAGATGAATTAGGTGAAGGACTAAAAAATATTGCTAAACACATATATGACAATAATTTACCACCTGAAACATTTGCTTGGTTCCAAGATAGTAAAAAGTTATGTGGTGCAGGTAAAGGGTACTACTCAATCGACCTTAATGGAGACTTAAGTCCTTGTCATGGTTGTATGTATAGAGACACCGATACACATAAAGTTGGTAATGTAAATGAAATCCTTGCAGATGATATTAATATTAAAGACTACTTAGAAACTGTTAGTCAAGCATACAAAGAAGGACACCATAAAACAAATGAGTGTTTATCGTGTGACGCACTTTATTGTTTAAAATGTCCAGTTGGGTGTTTTGACAAGTCTGACAAAGGACAAAGTGATAAGGCAAATGACGAATTGAGATTTACTGACCCTGAATATTTTGAAAAATGGTCAGATGCAAATGCAAATTGGCAAATGTGTAAAGTGTTTAAGCTTTCAGACAAATACCATAAAGCACTTAGATATGCACTTAACTTAAGAGCACAAAAATTACAAAATGTTAAATAAGACTTTTTTGGTCTTATTTAAATAAATAAAAATAAATTATAAAGGATTTTGATGTTTACATTAGAATTACTAGTTACAGAAAAGTGTAACTTAGGTTGTCCTTATTGTTATGTTGCTAATAAAAACAAGTTTATGACAAAAGAGACATTTGACAAAAAGTTTGACCAATTACATGACCTTGTTAGAAGAACAGGTGAGAAAGATTATCATATTTCTTTCTTTGGTGGTGAACCATTATTAAATTGGGAATTGATAGAGCACGCTGTTCCTAAATTTAAAGCAGACCCTCTTTGTAAAGGTATCGTTATTATTTCTAACTTTACACTAATTGACCAAGAGAAATCTGACTTTTTATTAAAGAACGGTGTAGGTGTATCATGGTCATTTGATGGTATTACATCAAACGAAACTAGACCTCTTATTAAAACTCCCGAAAATGATGGTTACTACGGTACACCTGAAGGTATCCTTAAAATGTACGAAGATAAAAAGGACTTAATCCTACGGCATGTACAAGGTTGTAAATTTATGGTATGGCCTGGTAATAGTCAATTAATGACAGAAAACTTAGAATTCTTTGCTGATTGGGGTATACCTTTCCCTGACTATTCACTTGTAAGAGATGATGTATGGTCAATTGAGGATATTAAAAACTTTAAAACTGACTTAAGAGCACTAGGTGATAGAACTATTAAGTACCTTATGGAAGAAGAAAAAATGGTTATGCCTGGTTTCTTTAGTTTATCTATTATGGATTCTATGTTAGGACTATCTAAAGGTAAAAGACCATTTGGATGTTTTGCAGGTTGTAGAGGTGTTGCTATTATGCCTGATGGTGAGGTATACCCTTGTGCTAGATTTGGGTCTAAAAGAATTATGGAAATTGATGAAAATTATGATTTCTCATATTACCAAAGTAAGTTTAAACCTGAGAATTATGATAAATGTAAAACTTGTGACATTGAAAAAATATGTAATGCTGGTTGTACATACAGTCAGGTAAGAAACGACAACAAACCGTTAGACAGTATTTGTGAATTATTTCACATTATTACAGAAGAAAGTTACAGAGTACTAGACGAGTGTAAAGACAGTCCGTTATTACAACAGTATTTCTTAAACGCATTTAACAATATAGGATAATATTATGGCTGGAATGACTATTAAAGAATTAGAAGACGCATTAGAAACTGCTAAAGTACAAATGGCTAAAGTTGACAGTGAATATGTTAATTATGACCACAGAGGTCACTTGTTTGATTATGATATAGATTATGTTAAATTTATTAATAATATAGCATATGTTATTAAAGAAGGTACTAGAAAAGGTCTAGACTTTAAAAATCAAGGAAGATAAATGAAACAAGAGGAAAACAACAAACCTACCGAAAATGGTAATGTTAACATTTTGTATTTTACTACAAAATGTAACCTCGATTGTACATACTGCTATGAAGATTTAGGTAATAAAGAGAAAAAATCTACTTCTTTAGAAGACTTAAAAAAACAAGTCGATGAGATTATAGCAACTGAACCAATTGATACTCAGACATTATTTGTATTATTTGGTGGTGAACCTACTTTAGAATGGGATAATGTTAAAGGTGTAGTAGATTATGCTTACAGTAAAAAACAAAATGTATTCTTTAATTTAGAAACAAATGGAATAAAATTTTTAGACCAAACTTTTCTAGATGATTACTTAGATTTTTTTAAAAATAAACCACATTCACTTGATATATCATTTGATGGTATAGGCAATCACTTAAGACAAGACCATAAAGGTAATGATAGCACTCAACAACTATTAGATGTGCTACATATTTTTAAAGAATTACCTTGGGTTAATTGGAGAATACGATACACTATAACTAAAGCAAACTTTAAAGATTTTGCAAGTGATGTAGTTAAACTAGGTAAATCATTTGGACCTAGAAGAATAATTACAAGTGAAGATTGACTCATTTACCCAAGCTGATTATTATCATATAAATAAACAAAAGACTGTTTTAAAACATCTTTGGGATACAGATAAGTTAGATATACCAATATGTAATATTTTCTGTGATAACTGTACAGGGTGTGAAAGCTCTAAAGCAAACAAAAGATATTACAAAGATGGTCAAATGGTTGACAGTATTGAAGTCAAAGATAATCAAGGTGAGTTCTCACACTTTAAAACAAAAAAAGGCAAATAATGAAAGAAAGCGAATACAAAGAACTTATACAAGAAAAGTTTTATGATGTAATGTCTAAATCTGCAATTGTACAAGAAAAAAATCCTGAAATAGGTGAAGTTTTACAAGATATGACTGAGTTATTAGTGTTACTTTTTGAAAGACATTCAGAAGCATTTAAACACTTTGACAATAATATTATGGGGTTATCTGGTGATGTAGCACAATTACACCAAGAAGTACAAAATGCTAGTTCATGCTGTGGTACAGGTACTTGTGGTACAGGTTCAACTCAACCAGCAACACTTCAAGGAATGGAACAAGAAATGTCTGGAGAAATGTTTGACCTTGCTGCTGACATTATGGGTGGTGATAATGATAATAATGGATATGTTCAATATATAAATAATAAAAGAAAAGAAGTTAAAGAGTATGTTACTAAAGGTGAAGAAGTTGAGAATGAAACTCAATTAGATGCTGATATAGCAACACTAGGTAACTTTATAGATAAAAAATTGAGGTAGACAATGATTTCATTAGACACAATACTTTACAAAATAAACCTTATGGTTAAAAAAGAAAAATACGATGATGCAATATTAGTATTAGAAAATGCAATTGAAGATGACTTAGTTAATACAGAAGATGAAAAAACACTTAGTATTAAATATTTACAATTGTTACTTTTAAGAAAAACACCTGAAGATATCCAAAACTTTAGAGAATGGTGTGAAAAGTTAAAAAAAGAAGAATTTGACCCTAAAATGTCAGAATATGTTTATAACTTTGTTTCTTATTTACTAACTTATGGTGAATTAACTTATACAGACGAAGAATATAAATTGTATAAGGAAATTATTAGTTGGAACAAAAAACACTTCTTTTATATTACTCTTGTATTAAATGAAATTTCATTTTTACATGAAAATCCAGAAGAAAGATTTGAAGCACAGGTAACTGCAATGGAAGAGTTTTTTGAAGGATTAACTGACGAAGAAGAAGAATTAGCAAAAGAGTACTTTGGTGAGATTAAAGCTAAAATTCAATCTAAACCTGAATTAAATTCAGATGATACAAGAATGTTAGAATTATTTTACATTCTAGATATATAGGAAATTATTATGGCAGTAAGTAAAGCATTATTAGACAAATATATTAAATTATTCAAACTGCCTGCTGGGTCTACTTGGGATGATGTTCTAGCTGAAAGACAAAGAAGAAAAGATAATAGTAATCCTTGTTACACAAATGCTACAAACTTTGACTACTCTGCTCAATTAACAGATGAACAAATCATTGAAAATATGAGAGATTCAATTGAAAGAGAAAAGAAAAGAAGAGCAGTCCAATGGGATTACGAAGCATACTCTAGTTGGGAAGAAATCAAAGAATTAGCATACCCCGATAAACAAGAAACTGATATGACTGAAGTAGACAAAAAATATGTCGTTAGGTCAGAAGCAATTAGAGAGTTAATATCTAGAATTAATGCACTTGGGTCGTTTTCAGTACCTAATCCTGAGTCATACGAACCAGGACAAGTAATTAGTAAAGATAAAGTTAAAGTACTTGGTAAGACAATTAATGACAACGAAATAGCATGTCTTTGTGATTGTAACTACTGTACTTGTGATTGTAACTACTGTACTTGTGATTGTAACTACTGTACTTGTGATTGTAACTACCACGATAATTTAGTTAAGTCTTCATATTTTGGAACTACAACGGATTATGGAGATTCAGGTACTAAAAATAGAGGTAAAACAAGTGTAGATGATAAAACAGTTTGGGATAAAAGTGTAAACACAACAGATGGCACTATTTGGGCAATTGATTGGTGTAACTGTGATTGTAACTACTGTACTTGTAATTGTAACTATTGTACTTGTGATTGTAACTACTGTACTTGTGATTGTAATTATTGTACTTGTGATTGTAACTACTGTACTTGTGATTGTAACTACTGTACTTGTGATTGTAACTATAAAAACGCTATGTATAGATATTGGTTCAGAGCAAACCCATACGACAGTACAAAATATGATGGTACACAATATGCGTATGGTTCAAGAAGTTCTAGCGGTAGTGTAAGTTCATACTGTACTTGTGATTGTAACTATTGTACTTGTGATTGTAACTATTGTACTTGTAACTGTAACTATTGTACTTGTAACTGTAACTACTGTACTTGTGACTGTAACTATTGTACTTGTGACTGTAACCAGTGTGTTGTATTCTACTACGGTAGATGTAGAGCTTGGGGTTAATTTAAAGGAGATTTAAGTGAATATAATTTATTATAATTTTGATTATGAATATTTCACAAATATTTTATCGTTAAAAATGGAAGTGAGAGACGGAGGTCTTTCACTATATGAAAGTTTATTTAGTAGACTTTATGGTATTGGTGCTATAGATAGAACTAAAAAGTTACCTAAGTCTATTAATACAGTATCTAAATTCCCTATTCCTAGTGTAATAACAGATTTACCTAGTTATAGTGAAATAGTAGAAGAAAATGCACAGAAAATTAAAAGTTCTTTTGTAGATGATTTACCTGCAATAATGTATTACGACGGTTCAATTGATGCAACAGTTGCTTTATTAGCTATGGTTGATGTTGATGTAAAACCTGTTTTAAATGTGTCTGAGAGCGTCTACAACACACAAAAAGATTTAATTAGTAGTCTGGGTTTAGAAACTGTGATAAACGAAAAGAGAGAGTACGGAGAAGACATTAAACACTATAATATTATTAATTATGCTTTAGGTAAAGTTATAAATGATTGTGATTATGCGTATTCTGTATCAAATGAAGATAGTTATTTAAATTTGGGTGTAGATGAATTTAAAACATACTTAGAGTCTTTATTAGTTAGCGATACATTAATTAATACATTAGATGAGCAATTTAACGCAATTATAAGCATATCACCGGTAGATTTAAATACAGTATATAGTGTAATAAAATGGACATCTTTTAATTTTGCGTACCAAGGTCTAACTTTTGATAAATGGTACGACAATAAAACTGTATGGAGAGCAAATCAAACAGTACATAATTTTTATAATACTGATAAGTTTCAAAGATATAGTTTAAATAATATTAATAAAGAAATTAGCGTAGATAATTTTAAGATTGATGCTCTAGACTATATAAAATCTAAAACTGATAAGTTTGCAGGAAAAGGATTAGTGTACATAGATGATACTAAAACTGCTTTAAGATTTATTAGTGATGAATATAAACCATTTAGAGACATTGGATTTGATTAATCCTTTGTCTTTATAATGTGATTATCTTTTATTTTAAATCCTAAATTATTTAAAAATTGTTTTTTTGCTAGCATATCACCAACACTCACAGGTACAAAATAAATATCACCATTATCAATCCCAAAGTCTTTAACTTTAACTACCTTTTCAATTAATAATATATATGTGTCTATTTTAGATGACGAGTCTATAGAAAACCCATCATCATTTATTTCACTTTTATATGTATCTTTAAGCATCAGCTTGTTCTATATCATCCCATGAAAAATCTTCATCGGCAATTTCTGAATGTTCAAATGTGTACTTTTTCTCAACATACCATTTAAAATCTGTATTAGAAATAATAGGACCCCAAAATTCTTTAGTGTAAATATCCTTTTCTCTCCACTTTTTATCGTTTTCAACTGATGGTCTACTATACCAACCCATAGATGGCTTTTCTACATATCCACCTTCTAAAGCATCTTCTAACATACCATAGAATGGAGAGATACCACCATCATAATTAATTAAATACTTAAGTTTAGAGTTTTCTTTAGCAAATCTACTCTTTTTAGTACTAGCAGTTACAATTGCTCCAGTAATATCACCTGAACTTTCTTTATTTTTTGCTTTACTTGAACCTAATACAATACTAGATGAAGCAAAATATATACCTCTACCACCACCGATAGCAAGTGGGTCATATTGATTCATTGAATCATAAACTTGATTAATTACAAATACTGTGAAACCTAAACCTGTTAATAATCTAGCAAACGAATTCTTTTTCTTTGAAATTGTCATATCTGATACATCTTTACCAGATGTAGCATCGTCTACTGTTTTACTAGTAACTAAACCACCCCAAGAGTCAATAACAAGTAATATTTTACTTCTTTCTTCTTTTTCAACTTCACTTGCAATTTGCATAACTGTTTGTTGTAATGACTCAATTTGATTGTCTTGTATAACTAACATATTTTTTTCATCAATACCAACATTTTCAGCAAATGCAGGGTCGTATGCAAACTCACTATCTAAATAGATAACTTCTAAACCTTTCTTTTGTGCGTTTTTAGCAACTTTCATACCAATAAACGACTTACCTAATGATGATGGTGCAGCTATTTGATTTACTTTTCCAATTGGAATACCACCATCTAATTTTCCACTGAATAATACATTAAGTGTTAAACAACCAGTGTTAATAAAATCTTTTGGTGTCGCTTCTTCTTTAAATATATACTCTGCTATTTTTTTATTTTTAGAGATTTTGTCTAAAATACCCATTAGTTTCCTTTCTGAAATTCTTCTATATTTGTTCTTAGTATACTATAGTTTTTCTTAATTTTCTTATATTGATTAATAAAATCTACAAAGTCAGTCTTTGGTATAATAACTGTTTCATTACCATCAGATGATAATTTATAACCTGTTATTTGATTTGTTTCAGTATCTATAACTACTCTTAATTTTTCAATTTTAACATTGTTGATATTGTATTCTTCAACTGGTTTAAATTCCTCTATTGGAAATTTTGGACAAGGTTTATCTATATATTCTGTTTGAACTATTGTTTTTGTTGTACAACCTGATAGTAATAATATACTAAACAGTAATAGTGTTATTTTTCCCATTTTCTACATCCTTTATTTGATTTTCAAGTTCAGATATTTTGTCTGTATCCTCTTTGTTACCAATCTCTTTTAAAACTTTTATTTTAGTTTCTAACTCTTTTTTAGTAGCATCACCTTTTGCTTGTTCTACTCGTTTAGCAGTTTCCACTTCTGCATCTTGTATCTGGTCTTTAACTGATTCCAATTCTTCTTCTGCTACTTTTCTATCATGATTGTTCTTCCAAATAAAAAAACCTATAATAGCACTAACAATACCCATTAACCATAATTTTATTGTATCAAACATTTGTTTCTCCTTTACATATTATTGACATTTTTCAATATACCATCCAATATATTTTATATTACCGCTTTTTTGATGTTTTATAATATCGTTTGGTCTACATTTGCTATACAATCTTTTATCTTTTCTTGCTTTTAATAATCCATTAGGTAAATTATTATCTTTTATAAAATCACTTAACTTATAACCATTAATAATATTATATATTATATTATCATCTTTGTTTTTTATACAGTATGAATATAACCATTTAGTGGAATCAATACCAATTTTAGAATCTACACAGTAATAACCATTTGTTTTTTTATCTCTTTTATTATATATAGGCATACCATAATTATCAGCAGATTTTTTAATATTAGTGTAACATATACCAATATCTTTTGATTTCTTTACATAATCACCATTACATTCAGCAATAATATTATGATTATTGTCATATATTGTTATTGTCCTTGCTCTACCATTATCAGAACCGAAATTTTTTGTAGGTGTAAAATCGTGTATCTTAGATATAGTATCACCTCCATCACCACCAATAGTCATATTATACCCATTATTAAATGTATTATAATATTTTATCCAATACTCTTCCCTAATATCAATATTTTCATCACTTATATTGTCTTCTAATATACTAGTTTCAAAATTATCAATTCCATATTTTCTTAATGCTCGGTGAAATACATTATTAGACCCATTATTACTACTTCTTATGTGTTGATTTAATCTATAATCTACTTTATTTTTTGTTTTTCCTATATAAGATTTTCCATTTATTTTATTAGTATGTTTATATATTTTATTTCTCATACTTTATTTATTGACTTTAAAAATCAAAGTTATTGTGGGTTACAATGTTTCCCTTTATAATCACACCAATCACATAGTCTTGTCGGGTTTTTATTAAATTCAGTTTCTGACTCTATTTTCTTAATCTTTTGAGCATACAGTTGACTATAATTATTATAATTATTTCTACTAAACTCAAACCTATGTCTTTCTCCGTGCTCTACATAAACATAATCTGCTTTAACTGTATCAATATCAGCAAAAGTATTAAAAACCCATATAGCATAAAGTATAACTTGGTCATTACTCATATATGCTTGGTCTTTTACTTTACCACTTTTCCAGTCTACTACTGTACCTACATTACCTTCTTTAATAAAAAAATCTATTTTACCTCTTAGCATAGCATTTTTATTATAGTAATTACAAGGTAGCAGTTTAGTAGTTAGACCAAATTCTATTTCGTGTCCTATAGCACCATCATTTAGTAAGTATGATTGGCCCAGTTCACTATCAATAAAATCTAATGCAAGCTGTTCACATTCTTTTTGTTCATTTTCATCAAGTAGTTTATATTCAAATAATGGTAAAGTTTTAGAATATGGATTATATAACTCAATTATCTGGTGTATCCTAGTACCTTTTTCCAATGCTTTATTTTCTGTAAATACTTTAATTTTATCAATATAATTAAGTTTAAATTTATAAGGACAGTCAAATGTAGAAAGTTTACTATAAGAATATGGAGTGTATTTAAGCATCTATATCCTTTATCTTATCTTTTGAATATGATGGAATGGCCTTTCTAAGTCCGGAAAGTTGCCCTTTTTCATTAATAAAAACTCTTCTTATATCACCAAAAGCAAATAACTCAAACTCTTCGTCTGCATTTCTTTTTACTTCCATATAGATACCAAAGTCCTTAAACCTATATCTTTTTTTAACATTATTAACATTTTTACTAAAAGAACCATCTCTATTGTTTTTAGTAAAATTGTTTTTTCTTAAAAAGTTATGTATCTTGTTTAGTTCCATTTTGTTCTCCGTTAATATAACTATTTATTTCGTCTACTAGTGTATTAGGCAAATCATCTACTTTTGGAGTTTCAACTATTAATTTTACATATAAATCACCTGAAGTGTTATATCTAGAGTTTGGTAGTCCTTTACCTTTTAGTCTTATTCTCTTTGATGAATCAATTCCACCACCCAATTTAACTTTACCTATTACATTATCCCATAATTTTATATCAAGTGTAGTACCTAAAATTAATTCAAAAACATTTACTTTTTGTTCTATTTCTAAATCAAGTAAATCAACTTTTTTTATATTATCATCATTTTTTACAAATATAGTAAATATAAGGTCACCAACTCTACCAGTTTGTTTACTTTTGACACCCTTTCCTTGAAATACTATTTTAGTACCAGATTGTAATCCTTTAGGTACAACCAATTCTTCTATTTGATTTGAATATACTTCAACAAATACTTTAGCACCTTCGTATGTATCTCTTAATGAAACTGTAACATTTCTTTGTATGTCTAAGTTTTCTTTAAAATGTTTATGAAAATTGTGGAAATTGTCAAATGGATTATTTTTACTGTTTAATGTAAAGTCGTATTGTTTTCTCTTTTTGTCGTCTGAAAGAGTTGAGTATGCTTCGTTAATCTGTTTAAAAGTCTCTTCACATCCATCCTGAGTGTCAGGATGATGTTTTTTAGCGAGTCTTCTATATGATTGTTTAATATCCGCCGAAGTGGCTTGTTGATTTATTTCAAGTGTTTCGTAATGTGTCATATAAAATCTTTTTTTGATTTATTATACAACACTTTTACTTAAATTTAACTTATACTGATAGTACCATCACCATTATCTACAACAGAACCAACAATTGTTGAATCTTGTCTACCATATTTTTCATTGTCAAGTGTATACATAGTATCTATTAAGTTTGAGAATGTTGTGCTTTCTGTACCTAAATATTTCCATCCATTAACAAAAATGTCATATTTAATACCAATTGAGAAATCTAATACAGGGAAATCTAAATTAATATCAAAATTAATATCTTCAATAATAACATTTCTAGTATCAAATACTCCTTTAGTCATATCTAGTTCTAATTCAGAAACTTCGTCATATGTAGCACCTACTGGTCTTCTGTTCATTAATAACCCTCTTGGTGAATAATGTAATTTGTTAACATCTGTTTTAAATCTTTGCATTTTACTGTACTTAACCACTTCATAACCATTTGTATCTTTCATTACAAGTTTACCAACAACATAAACTTTTTTAGATTTAGTTAATAAAGCAACATAATTATCACCAGCAATAGCAGTATTAATAATAGTATCTGAATCGTATTTATCACCTGCATTTGGTAAAAATTTATTTAATAATACCCATTGATGTGTCGCATAACCTATATTATCAGTAAATTGATGATTTAAGTTTGAACCACATGCCCATACATTGTTATTTTTTCTAATTATAGTGAAATCATTCCCACATGCTACTTCATATACATTAGCACCGTCGTATGAATTTCCATCAAAATCAACCCCTACTAAAGAAGCTTCAACTGAATATATTCCTCTATTCATTGATGATGTAAAGTTTGTATTAGATAATTCAGAAACAGGAGTATATATATTTCTATCAGCATAATCACTTAAATCAGTGAATACTACTTTTTTTGGTACATAAACGATGTCATTTACACCACTTACTCTAGAATCGTTCAATACTCCACATTGACCATAAGAGTTATCACCCCATAACCATACATCCCCTTTACTATCTAAAGCTACATTGTGGTTTAATCCAGCATCAACTGAAACTATATTAACATTCTCAGGGAATGTAACATATGCAGGGCTGTATCCGTTTTCAATCGAGTGTGTATTCGACCAACCTAATTGACCTTTAGAGTTGTCACCAAATGTCATAACTCTATTATCCATTGTTAAAACGATAGTATGGTTTAAACCTGTTGCCACTTGTCTAACACTATCCATAATCTTTTTTTGTTCTTTAGAAAAACTAGTAGTGTCAGTACTAATACCTAACTGACCATATGTATTACTTCCAACTCCATATAAACCACTGTTTTCATCTATGAACATAGCGTGATATGATAAAATCATATGTTTCTCCTTTTTTATTATACTATAATTTACAAATATTTATATATATTGTATTTATGTCATACACAAATAAACCTAAATCATCTACTGTTAGATGATACTCTCTTGGTAATGTTTCAATAAGTTCGCTTCTTTTTATATACATAGGACTAAGGTATGTTAAACCTGTATCCTTAGAACTTAATACTATATTTTTTGTTATATCAATTTCATTTACACTTCTTTCTAAATAATCTGTAAATGTTTTTGAAAAATAAGGACCATCTATACTATTTTTTAATTTACCAGTATTCCAAGTACTTGCCCTTGCTGTCATAATAGCACTTTTAATAGGTGAATTTAAAATAAATCTTTGATTATTAACAGTCCTATAACTATTAGTTCTAGGTCTCATTGTAATATTATCAATTGCTGTAACTTTATCACTTGAAACTGTTAATATATTACTAGGACCACCTTTACCCATATAATAATAAACAATACCTTTCATATTATTGTCTTTTACTGTAGTTTGGTGAGCACTATCCATATGACTTAAGTCTTCTGAATTTAAATAGTTAATTAATCTTAAATATGTGTTTGTAGAAGATGACATAATCCAAATATGTCTATATTTGTAATCACAATATATTTTAGTATTTAAATCAACTGAAATAGATGATGTAAAGTCAGTGTACCCAATTTCAGACAAAACTCTACCGTCACTTGAAGATAAAATTCTTATATTATTAGGTGTAACATTAACAAAATCTGTTATACTAGTACCATCTGTTACTTCTGCTATACTTAAATTAGTAACATCATCTGGTAAAATACCTTCAGTTACATTGTATTGAGTACCATCAAGATTAACAGTGATAAACTGATTTAAAGCAGTGTCACTTTTAAACCATATCATAACTTGATTTGAAACTTTTTGTACTTTTTTTATACTTAAATTTGGATGTGTAATTGTTATTTTTTGTGATTGTCTAGATGTTAGTCTAAAAAATGTTATAGTTTCCCCTTGTTTATAAGCAAATACGGCATTACTCGACTCATTGTCTACAAATGTTTCACCCCAACCAATCATAGTTGGACTGTTCATAACTTCTACTGTATTATCAGGATGTTTTTTTATGTCTAGTACAGATTCTCTTGGAGTATTATATAAATCTCCTATGTATCTATAAACATATACATTATTACCATCATCATCGATATGTGAAAGTTTTTTCTGTTCTATAACATTAGCAATTAATCCGTTGTAATATTCAGGCTTACCAGGAAATACTCTTAAAGGTTCATACTCGTGTCCCATAAAATCATGTTGTCTACCCATATAAAGAGATTTTATCATTGGTGTATAATTTATTTTAATAGGACTTTCAAAAAAACTATTTGGTCTATTCATAGTCGAAACTCTAAGGTTACCTGCACCTACTGTTTGCGAGTCATAATTTAATAAATCTACGCTGTTAGTATCACCACTAGGGTCTAGAAATATTTGTTTTGAAAATCTGTTTATTTCTCCTACTGCAGGTACATTAAAATCGTTTATTGTTAACATTTGTTTCCATCTCCTTCAACCCATAATGGTTTTTCATATATTGAATTTCCCATTACTACAATAAGTTTCTTTTGGTCTTTACTAATACTTATATCAGTTATACCTTTATCAAGTCTAACACCTGCACTTGTCTGACAGTAACCTTTAAACTGTGGTTGTTGACCATACATAATAACACTAATTTCACCTAAGTTTTCAGATTTAGTACTTTCTGTAATCATAAAAAGATTGTCTCTTGTTGGTATTATTTTTTTAATATCTTCACCATATACTTCAATAGAACCAAAGTGAGTATCACCATCTTCCATTTTTGTTGCTGGCATATTGTATTTTGCCCAATCACCTTGTATATAAAGTTTACTTGTACCTTCTAAAATGTTTTTTAACATATATACCATTACAGTTTCACCCATTGCTACATATGTAACTTTATTGTATGGTGTTATATAATCTCTAATTGTGTTAGGGTATTTAACAAATTCAGTTTTCGATGAGTTGTACATTTTACCTAAAAACATAGCAACACCATTTTTAAAATAAAGTGTTGACACCGGACCACAAACAAAATCTTCAACATCATTATCTATAAGTGTAGCACCTTCTAAATAAGGACCTCTTGATGGACCAATTTGACCGTATTCATTATTACCAAATCCATATAAATTTCCACTTTCGTCTAAATAACAAGTATGAAAATATCCATAATCGTATCTAACAGCAGCTTCAGCTACAATAATTTTTTTAGTTTCAGGGATATACATATCAGTATTTTTAAACCCTAGTCCGTGATGAACATTTGAACCATATATGTATAATTCATTCCAAGGACTTAGATAATGTGTCATTTGATATATTTCATTATCGTTGTATTTCATTACTTACCACCTATTTTGTAGTATTTTCCTCTAAGAGGTTCTTTAACTTATTTATACTCATCTTTGATGGGTTTAAATCCATAAATTTATCAATCAAACAATATTGTAAAAATTTTGTAATCAATTCAACATCATACCACTTATTTTCATCTTGAAACCCAAGACCTAACCATTGACCTAAAGTAGCACCAAAATAATCAAATTTTTTGCCAACTTGCTTGTCTAAAAATCTTTGGACTTTATTCATAATAAATGTATTTTGAACTTCAATATCAATAAATTCCCACTTATCTTTATCATAAGTTTTTCTTATAATATTTACACCATCTTTAGGGGTGATAGAGTATATTTTTGAATTAACTATAATCTCAACTCTTGAATATCCTGATGTATATTTTCTTAAACTTTCCTTAAAAGAGTCAGCACCTCGATAAAATGCTATTCTGACTGTTCTCATAGTTTTCCTTTTATATAAATATTACTATATTTATAACTTAGGATAAAAGATGGCTTGGAACTTAAATAACTATAGCAACGAATACGAATTGTTTAACTCACAAACAGAAGAAAATATATCTATGTTTGGACTTACTGTTACTTATATAAAATCTGAAGGACAAAATTTAGATAATATATTTGGTGAGTACTCACATAAAAAGTTAAATCAAGGCAATGTATTTAAAGATGTACCAGTACTACCTGAGAATAATGAAGATTTTGATATGTTAGGAAATACTTTCTCAAAGTTTGGGTTTGTGCAAACTGAAACATTTCACTGTTACATATCAGCAAATGAAGCAGATAAATTAGGATATACTGATTTTAGAAGAGAAGCAGTAGGAGACTTAATACTACTACCTAACAATAAAAAGTTTGAAATTACATTTGTAGACCATGAAGTAGTAGGTACAAATAATATGTTCCCTTATACTAATAATAAAAATGTATATATGCTAAAAACTCAAATATGGTCATACAATGGTGATGATAAAGAAGAGGGTAATAAAGTAACTGATGAAAATGGTGTTGAAACTATCGATGATAAATTAGATAACTTAAACTTTACTAGTTTAGATGAACTGTTTAATACAGATGAAAGTAATGATGATATACCAGTAGAAGAAAAAGTTACAACTGAAAATAAAACAAACCAACAAGAAGAGGCTTCTAAAATAAATGTTCAGAAACCTAGTCCTTTTGGTGATTGGGATTAACCAAACGGGTCATTTGGGTCTTTGTTACTATCAATATTATATTCATTGAAATTGTTGTAATCAAGACCTGTAGTTTTTTCAAAAAACTCTTTACTATAAGGATTTGTGTATTGTTCATCTGAATGGTCTTCAAATGCACCAATTCTTAACATTTCCTTAAGTTCAACTTGTTTATACTGTTCTTCAGAATTATTTCTTCTAGATTGTAACTGTTTAACATACTTATCCATATCCTCAAAACTTTTAACATTATTTAAAAATGATACACATATACCTAAACACATAACAAGGTCATCGTGATACCCTTCATCTGCTTGAAACTTACCTTTAATTTCTAGGAAGTGAAAAAACTCTTCTTGTGTTTCTTTGTCTCTTACAATCAAATTTTCAGATTCTATAAGTGCTTTTAATTGTGTTAGCATAAGTTTTCTAGTTTTTATTGTTGTTCTATAACCATAAAACTTCTTTTCTTTGTCTTTATATAAATTTTCATATTCATAAACATTCCAAAGCATATCATTAATAGATTGTCCTGCTCCTTCATTATTTTCAATAATTACAAATGCTTCGTTATATTCTAAACCTAAGTTGTATATCGGTAATGCTAAGTCTAAGTAGTTCATTTGTAAATTAGCACTTAACACTTGTTTAAATGGTAATCTCGTAACATCAACTATTTGTATAGCAAAGTAGTCTAATCCGTCTTTAGCAGGGTCTACACCTATAACATAGTTGTGTCCTTCTATTGGTTGCTCAAATACTCTCATACCATGAACACCTACTTTAGAATACTTTATAGGGTCCATTACTGGTAAGTTCTTTAATGTATGAGTATCAATAAGAGTAGTACTAGACCCTAAAAACTCATTACCAAAGTTTTGGTTAAAGTATTGAATACTATTACCGGCAATTATTTCTTCTTTCCATTTTTCATCTCTACCTGGAACTTCCCACCATTGCATTTCATTGTACTTATAACCAGAAACATTATTTTTAGCACCTTTAACCATTTGGTAAAAGTGATTCAGGCCGTTAGCAGTTGAAGTAATGATAATCTGAGAACCTTCAATAGCAGATACAGTAGGGAAAACTGAATCTTCAAACTCTTTCCAAGTACTTCCAGCAATAAATGCACACTCATCCACATATAGTATGTGAAGTGAGTAACCCCTAAATGAGTCACCATTTGTAGCAGATGTCATAACTCTACAACCATTTTCAAACTCAACATTTCTCTTATTCCATACTTTAACACCTTGACTTAACCATATAGGTAAGTTTAAGAATATGTTTTTCATTTTATCAAGAATTTCAACTGAAAGTCCAAGTTTGTTGGCAGCAATACCAATGTTCTCTTCTTTACCAAATAAACTTCTCCATAACAAATATGTAGCAATTGTAACTGTTTTACCTGACTGTCTAGACCATAATGCTATTATTCTATGATGATTAATAAGGTCATCACATAGTCTACCCTGATAATCTCTTGGTTCAACATAATCGTAACCATGTTTAGTAAGAATAATACAATAATTGTCTCTAAAATATTCAAAATCTTGTGCACATCTAACAATTTCTTTTATATGACCTTCAGTTAAGGGCATTCTAGTAAATGCTCTTTTTAAAGTTCTAATACCATTAAATGTAATTCTTTTTCCGTAAGCGTCTAAGTAGTAGTCTTCTTCATCTTTTGGTATCTCTAATGACTGCTTTAATTCATCAATGTCATCTCGTCTCAAAAAAATCCTTTATGTTATAGTAGGGTTAAATGCCCTACTATATAAATCTATTAATATATAATTTACCATCATCACCTTTATACCCTAATGTATAATTATCTGAGTCTTTTGGTGGATTTGTTATATAATCGTTCATAGTATTATAGTATGTAATTGTTTTACCTAATACAATATATTCTATAGTATTTATTGTATAATACTCTCTATCGTTAAATAATACCTTTGTAACTTCAATTTTATCTGGCTCACCAAATGAAATTTCAGCCTTTTCCTCATCTGTAAAAATGTGTATAGTTTCAAATATATTATCAACTGCCTCTTGTCCTACTGTTATTAAGAAATCTTTTTCAATTTGACTATTTATAGTAACTGTTTCTTTTTCATGCACTTTATCAAAGTTATAAGCAGGTAAACCGTTGTATGTAAAGTCGGTAAATGTATACTGAATACACTTATTTTTGTACTGGTTTTGGATTTCTTCTACACTTAACTCACCATTTACAATTGACTGTGCTTGATATTTTGATAAATTATACACTTTGTAATAAAATAAGTTAGACATAATACTATACTCTTGTAAATTTTCAGGGTCTATATTAACTTGTATATTAGACCAATCAAACTCAGTAAAGTTAGGTACTGATACCATATCAATCATATTTTCTTCATCATAAACCTTAAATATAACTGAACTTTCTCCAGCGTTTGGTCCAAATGAAACCTCTAAATCACCACTACCTAAATCAGTAAATCCTATAACATTTGTACCTGTTACATCAAATACTAAATTTTCAGTTGCAGTTTCTAAATCTTCTGCTGCTACATTTATAATTTGTGTCTTATTTTGTGTACTCATGATTTTTTCAGGTAAACTAGTAAAATATGGTTTATCATTAACAGATTGTATTGTTAATGTTGCTGTATAATTATTCTCACTATCATCAGTACCATCATTTACTTTAAATGTAAATGTATCAGTACCATACCAGTTTTCATCCGGGTCATATGTAAAACTACCATCAGAATCCAACAATAATGTACCATTAGCAACATCATCTACTAATATATATGTAGTAACTGTACTACTAGATTCATTTGCAACATCACTTGATGTTAATTGACCTACAAGTTGTGCGTCTTCTGTACCTAAGAAATCTTGGTCAGTTGATAATGGTTTGTCATTAACTGCCTTAACATTAACCTTAAATGTATAGTTAGTTGATAATTGCCCATCTTGTACTTGTAATGTAACATCTGTCTGACCAAATTGGTTAAGTATAGGTGTTACTGTAATAACATTTCCTTCTTTTGAATAAGATAAAAGACTACTGTTATATGATGTTAGAATATAATTTGGTTCATTATTTTCTTCGTCTCCACCTGTAATAGTGATAGTAAATGGTGTATCTTCATCGATATTAAATTCAGGTAACGCTTCTAAGTCTCTGATATTATATTCTGTACCATCAATATCCACATATGCAACAAAAGGTGAATTATTTACAGGGTTTGCAGTATATGTGTAAACAAAAGGTTCAATATCAGTGTTTGTTATAGGTTCTCTTAATACAACTTTAACATCTGAAACAATTTGCTCAGGTAAATTTTTATTTGTAACTAATGTAACAGTTTTAGTTGAATCTTTACCTATATAATCTAATTGAGGAGCTTGTATAGTTTTATCTTCCATATCATCAGTAATATCTTGGTCTAATGTAACAATATCAGTTACAACTTTACACGACTCACCTTCAATATAATAAGGAGTAACAAATGTTTCATCAATTATACCCATACAATAATTTGTTTCACCCTCAGGTACAGTGTATTCTAGGTCAAATGTTTCTGCACCACTACCTTCATGAGTATAAATGTCAGAAATAAAAACTATATTGTTATTCTCTATATTAAAAACTATAAAATAAAAGTTTCCAGAAGCTTTAGTGTCATACATGAACTGTTTTATCGTAAAGTTTTCAGGTAATTTCCTAGAAGTTGCAATCCTAGTTAAATGTTCAGTCTCTAAACTAAATATTTCTTTACTATTAGCACTATAATTAGAAACTTTTTCTTTGTATGCTTTACCAAGTCTTTCATCATCAACAATAATATCTACAATATCAAATGACATATTAGTCGAACCATTAGGTGGTGTAAATTGATGTGTCTGACCTTCAACAACTGTAGCACTTTGAACTGGTGTAATGTTGTTCAACATAGGGAAAGAAATTGTACCTTTTATTTCATCACCATTTTCATCTGTAATTTTCTGTAAATCTAAATCTAATGGATATGTTATCCTATATTCACTCTCAGGTCCATCAAACCCATTTTGATTACCAGACCAATAGTAACAATTTATATAAACTTTATCTTGGTTACCATCTGTACAATTAATTTGGCTCTTATAGTCAAATTGAGGATATATAGTTTCGTCTGATAAGTCAATCTCTTCCCAAGTTTCAGTATCAATTGTCATTCTATGAACTATTTTAGCGTTTAAACTGTCTGTTGCGTATAAGTAAGTATCATTAGCATCACATTGAATACCAACACCATTATTAGGTTTATCTAAATCCTTAATAACTTCTTTAGTGTTTTTATCTATAATAAGTAGTTTGTTACCTATAAAATAAAAAACTTTATCTGTGTTTGAACATACTGGGTTTAAACTGTTAATCATAACATTACCATAGTATGAATCTAAATTTATATGATATTGAGTTTGATTACCAATCATTACTAACCTAGTGTATGAGTTTCTTATATTTCTCATTACAACATATCCATAATTATCGTCTTGATAGTGTCTGTTTATGTGTTCCCAACCATTATAGTCTATATAGTCTTCTTTTTT